AGTTAATGTGGTTCCAGATGGAAAAAGATAATGTTAATTACTAGTATACCGCAATATGTTCAAGGTTTAACTAATGCTAAATTAGATTTAACAACAACAAATGCTACTGTTTTGTACACTGCTCCAAGCTCTTCAGATTTTAATGCCTCTGTTATTAATTCAATATTAGTTGCAGAAGATTCTGGCAATGCTGATACAATAACAATGATTATTACTAATGGAAGCACTGTGTTTACTTTGTTTCATGTAAAAGCGGTTGGAGCTAGCACAACAATAGAACTGTTAACAGAAGATTTAATATTACAAAGTGGAGAAATATTAACAGTAACAGCAGCAACGGCTAATAGATTGCATGTTGTAGCAAGTATACAGGAGTTTGCTTTACACAGAACGCCACAAAGCGCTTTATAATGACAGCTTTTATGCTGATGTGTTATTTTGGTGTACAAATAGAAGGTGGAATATATTTTAAAAATGTTAACGATTGTATTAGTTATAAAAAAAAATTACACAATCAGATAATTACTAGAAATAATAAAGATGAGGTCTATCAATGCATGTGCAAGTTAGTTCCAACAATAGACCCCAAAACAGTAAAGGTGTATTAATATGTTTGCAGCGTTAATAGGTCCAATAGCAAACTTAGCTAGTTCATGGATGGAATCAAAAGTAGAAAAAGTAAAGGCAGATGGTCAGGCTAAAGTGGCTCAAGCAAGATCAAAAGCGGCAGTTGCTGATAAAGTAGCATCAGGTGAAATAGCGTGGGAAAAATCTATGGCAGAAGCTACAGATTCAAGCTGGAAAGATGAATTTGCTTTAATTGTCCTGTTAGCTCCAGCGATTTTAGTTTTCATTCCTAGTATGACAGAGTATGTTAGGTCAGGATTTGAAGTATTAAATACTTTACCAGAGTGGTATCAGTATTTATTATTTATAGCAGTTAGTAGTTCGTTTGGTATTAAAGGCGTAGGACAAGCAATGAAAATGATAAAGAGGAAATAATGAAAAAGAAAAACAAATCAACAGTTAAAAAAGTTATTAAAGGCCTTAACAAAGCATCTAAGTTACATGCGGGTCAGGCCAAAACATTAACTAAAATAATAAAGAAGAGATAACAATATGGATATAAGTAAATTAAGAGAAGAAATAGAATCTGACGAAGGTAATGTAGAAGAAATTTATTTAGATCATTTAAAATTAGAAACTTTTGGAATTGGACATTTGGTTAAAAAGAATGATCCTGAATATGGTATGCCAGTAGGCACCCCAGTAAGTAGAAAAAGAATTAACTCTTGCTTTAATGATGATATACAAGGAACTGTGGAAGACTGTGAAAAACTTTACGTAAACTTTTACAGCTTGCCTGAAGAAACAAAAATGATCTTATGTAATATGATGTATAATTTAGGCTACACAAGACTGTCAAAATTTAGTAAGCTAAAAGCAGCTGTGGATAAAGGTGATTGGGAAAAGGCATCTATAGAGATGACCGATTCAAAATGGTATAGACAAGTGCCAAACAGAGCCGAAAGATTGGTTCAAAGAATGAAAAATATAGGAGCATAAAATGTTACCAGCTATACTAGGTTTAATGGGTTCTTCTTTAGCTACTTCAGGTATGCTTGGGGCTTCTATGGCATCAATGCCTTTCTTAGCAAGTGCAATGGGATCTGGTATAGGGTCTCTTTTACAAGGTGGTTCTAGCAAAGATGCTTTAGGTGCTGCGGCCATGGGTGGCATTGGTGGATATCTTGGTGGACAAATGGGTGGCAGTCAAAATGCTTTACCGGGCACTTCAAATGCACTTGGAGCTACTACTCCTGCATTAAACCCAGACATTGCTATGAAAATGGGCGGAGCAGGTACAGGTCTTATTGATCCTCCAACATTAATGCAAGGTTTAACAAGGCCAGAAGCAATGGGTGCTGGACTTGGAGCGTCTATGGCAGCTCCTCCTCCGTTTAAACAAAAAGAAGAAGATGATTTTGTTGCTCCAAGAGGAATGCCTATTAAAAATACATCTTTATTTCCTGATTATGGTTATGATGCTGGAGGTGCAGGCGGAGAGTTTGATTATAATATAGCTAAAAACTATGCAGAAGGTGGAGATCTACAAGACCCAGCAGCAATGGACATGGGTATAGGTGGCATGAAAGAATCTGGCATGAATGATAAAGAGCTTATTAGTAGTGCTATAGATGTTATTCAAGGAGACATAATTGATTCAACGCAACAACAAGTTATTCTTGCACAGTTTGTAACTCAGTTTGGTCAAGAAGCTTTAAAAGATTTAGTTTCAAAAGTTCAATCAGGTGAAATTAACGATGCTCCTACAGAAGGTGACGGAATGATTAAAGGAGCTGGAGATGGAATGGCTGATATGGTTCCTGCATCTTTAGGAAAAGAACAAGATGTATTATTAAGTGATGGAGAATTTGTTGTTCCTGCTGATGTTGTAAGCGGTATAGGAAATGGATCTTCTGACTCAGGATCAGACAAGCTTTATGATATGATGGATAGAGTTAGAGAAATGAGAACAGGGGGAAAAACACAGCCTCCTGCAGTGCCTGAAGAGATGATGTTACCTGTATGATATTTACAGCAGTTCCTAGAGAAGCTTTAGATATTGTTTGGCAAGATGTTGCTTACATGCTGGCTAAAGCAGTGGCAACTAGTAGCGGTAGGTTTCACGTTGATGATATTTATCGTGATTTAGAAAATGGTGTTTATAGTTTATGGTTAGCTATAGATGAAAATAATGAAGAAAGTAAAGTAGTGGCTGCAATTACAACTCGTATAATATCATATCCAAATAAAAAATCATTAGCTATGGATTGGATTGGTGGTAGCAAAATGTCAGAATGGATGCCTGTAGCTATGAAAAAATTAACAGAATTTGCAAAAGACTGTGACTGCACTCATTTAGAAGGTTATGGTAGAAAAGCATGGATGAGAGTTTTAAAAAAATATAATTGGAAACCTGATTATATTGCTTACAAAATGGAGATAGATAATGGGTAAAGGTGGAGGCGGTCAGCCACAGCAGCAAACAGAGCAAAATATAACTCAAACTAGTTTACCTAAATACTTTGAGCCATATGCAATTGATATGATGAAAAGAGCTGAGTCTGAATCTAAGAGAGACTATACTCCTTATACAGGCCAAAGGTTAGCTAATGAAAATACTGATATAACTGCATCTAGAGATTTAGCTAGAAAAACAGCAGAAGCCGGTATGCCCGGATTTGACGCAGCTAATGCAGGGGTATCATCGGCTATGGCCAGAACTAAACAAGGAATGAATTTTAGTCCTGAAATGTTTGACTCAGCTCAAGCTAAAAAATATATGTCTCCATATGTACAAAATGTATTAGATGTTCAAAAAAGCCAAGCTCTTTTAGATTTTGATAGAGGCCAAGGTGATCGTAATTTTGCAGCTCAACAAGCTGGAGCTTTTGGCGGATCTAGGCAAGGAGTTCAACAAGCTTTAGCTGGCCAAGGTCTTCAAAGAGATATGCAAAGGATACAAGCTGAAGGACAACAAAAAGCTTTTGAATCAGCCCAACAACAATTTGGAGCAGATAGAGATGCTAAATTTTCTGCGGAAAAAATGGGTCTTGGAGCAGCAGATGCTATGACTGAACAAAGTAAAATGTTAGCTCAGTTAGGTGAGAAGGCAAGAGCGGGAGACATAGAGTCAGCTCAGTTACTAGAAAAAATAGGAAAAGATAGACAAGCAAGAGAGCAAGCAGGACTTGATGTGAGTTATGAGGACTTTGTAAGACAAAGAGACATGCCTAGAGAAGACCTTACATTTTTATCTTCTATACTTAGAGGTGTGCCAGTTCAGCCAAGCACAGAGACAAGTAAGTTTCAACAATACAATCCAATTAAAGATTTGTTAGGCACAGGTATAGCCGGACTTGGTTTATATAAAGGAATTTCAGGATTATGATGAATGTAATAGAAGTACAAGATAGTCTTAAAAATTTCTCACAAGATCAATTAGTTAAAGAAATGCAACAACCAAGTGGTAGTGCTCCACAGTTTCTTGTGCTTTCAGAACTTAATAGAAGAAAAAGAGTTAAAGGTGATTTTGAAGCAAGACAGGCAAGCACACAACAAACTGTTGCTCAAGATACTGTTGCTTCTGCTGGTGTACCTCAAAATCAAATGATGGGTATGTCTGAGGCTATGGCCCCTCAAAGCGCAGAGTCAGGTGGCATTGGAGCAATGATGCCACAAACCATGAAGAATGGTGGCAATGTAGAAGAGTATGCAGAGGGTGGCATTATTAAAGCTGCCAATGGAGCTTCATTAGCAGATAGAAATTATAATCCGGGCAATATAAGGAAAGCTGGATTTATAGGAGAGACAGGAGAAAATGCAGGTTACTCTACATATGCATCTCCAGAGTTTGGTTTAAGAGCTATGTCTAGATTATCAAACACTTACGCTGATAAAGGTATATCAACTGTTAGAGATTTTATTAGTAGATATGCACCGGCAGCAGATAATAATAAAAACAATGAACAGTATGCTAAAATGGTAGCAGGAGCTTTAGGTGTTGGAATTGATGATCCTGTAGATTTTTCTAATGATGCAGTAAAACAAGCGTTGATACCTGCTATGGCACAATTTGAAGGATACACAGGAGATACAAGTCCTGAACTTATTAATAAAGGAATAGCAGCATCTAAAACAGAAGATGTTACTAAAGTAAATGAGTTGTTATCTGGTATTGATTCTTTGTCTGGAGATACTAGTGGAGGCGAAGAACTTGGAGTTGATCTGTCTTATCCGCAAGCAGGAAACTATGGCTTAAGAGGGCAAACATCTAATCTTTCCCAAGGAACTTTAGGTCAAGGTAGTGGAGAGTATCTTGATAACAGAAATGAAAGCCAAAGCAATGTGCCAAAAGGTGTAGGGCCTGATTTTACTATTGATAGCATACCTCAAAACACAAGAGAGTTGGCTTATTTAAAACAATTAAAATTACAAAACGATTTAGAACAAAATAAACCAAGACCTAATCTTTCAGAAATTCTTTCTAATAAAGTTAAACAGTCAGCAGATTATGATTTGAATGTCGGAGAGAATATAGGTAAAAATGTTGATCAAAAAACTTTAGATCTTATGTCACAACAGGAAAAAAATTTTTTACAAAACAATTTATTTAATAGTATTAATACAATTAAAAATGAAGATCAGCCTAAATCCACTACTTTTGAAGACACAAATCAATTTAACAATGTTTTAAAAGGTTTAATTACACCAGAAAATGTTAACTATGTAGGTGAAAATCTTGAATTTAACGCAGGAGCAAACACACCTGAATTAACCGCAGAAGAATTTAAAAAATTTCAAGATAAAATTGCTGCAGGTGAAGGCGCTAATACAGCTTCAACTTATTTAGGCGCTTCTAACAATGTTGATATGTCTTCTAAGTTCAAAAATAGCAATGAAATTAAAGACAATAAAAATAATACACAAACTGAAAAATCTAATTATACTTTTGCTGATGGATCTCCAAGTGCAAGTCTTAGTTCTACTGAACAAGAAATATTAGATCTTCAAAGAGAACTTAAAAAGGATAGGGATTTTGATAGATACATGGCATTGGCTCAAGTTGGTTTAAATCTAATGGATCAACAAGGCTATGGTGAAGCAATGAAT